CCAGAACCAGTTAAAGTATTAACTTGATTGGTTTTAAAAGAAGTGCTAATGCTTTGTGTACATGTAGGGCATTGATCATGACTCTTAAAGAACTTAAGATTGTTTGCAATTAACTTAAGTTCAGATTTTTTATCTGCTTGACCTTGACGAAGTTTACGAACAAATTTTCTCTGAACTTCAACATCACCTACCTCTTCTTCAAGAACTAGAATCTCATCTTTAAGTTTAATATGATTAGATTTTACTTCTTCAATACTTTTAGAATTTTTATTATATCGATTACGTTTTTCTTCTTGACGATTATGATTAACTTCTTTTAATGAATCAAGTAACTTCTGCTGACTCTCTACTTTCTCCTTTGTGAGACGAAGCATGTGGCCACAATCATTACTTTGACTTTGTGCTGAACGAACTCTATCCTTCAGCAAAGAATTCATGTTTGAAAAGATCTGGATATCGAGTAGATCTTCAATAACTTCTCTCCTGACACTTGCTCCCAATTGCATGAAGGGTACAAATGTGGATGAACCAAGTATGACGACTTGGGTAAAACTTTTGTAATTGAGTTTGAGGACTGATTGCTCCAAATATTTCTGCGTGTCTCTGGCAGCAGCGTCCTGGTCAACCATCTTATTGTTTTTGTAAACCTCAAAGAGATTGGGTTTTGCACCCCTAAAAACTCTGTATTCATCTTTACCTATAGAAAAACATACTTCAACTTTTAATCCTTTTTCATTAATACTGTTTACTAACTGCCCACGATTAATTTTTCTGAATGGTTTATTAAACAATGCAAAACAAAGAGCATCCAACATAGTGGATTTTCCTGCACCATTAGACCCTACAATTAATGTTGAAGGTGACTCACAAAAATCAATCTCAGTCCACTGGTCTCCTGTAGATAGGAAATTTTTCCAACGGATACTTTCAAATGTAATCATTAAGGGGGGATAATAAGATCGTCTTTTTTAATAATTAAATAAGTATATCCATATGTATTACAATTTATAGAAATGACAGTAGGATCACACTCAATAATTTCTAAAGTATCTTCATAATCTTCTGCTTCTAATTGTCCAGCATACCTTTCAGCATCATCATAGTCTTCAAATACAGTCACTGTTTTTCTACGCTTACCCTGTCTTATAGCATAGATACCGCCAGATTTTATATCTGATAAAACAAACATCAGATTTCTGCTGCCTCCATATACAACGACCTCATAACATTTTTAACGTTCGACTTATTAACCTTAAGATCTATTCCATCTATGTAGTTATCAAGAAGAGTCATTGTATCTTCGGTTTCCAGCAACCCTGAACCTCTTTCTACTTCCACACTTAAGTCTTCAATGATTTTTAAATCACCAAGACCCATGTCTTGAAGTTGACTAACAAAATAATCAAATTTTGAATAGTCACCTTTGTCTTCTACAATGAGTTTAACGAACGTTCCTTTAACTTCGTCCTCATTCGGAAGTACAACTCCACCATTATAATACAACTTATGAAAAGTGTCAAAGGGATTTCTATGGAAAGTACATCGTAGAGTGTCTGTGTTAAAGACATGAAAGCCTCTCTTAGTGCCGTAATCATTCCAGTAAAGTTGGTAGGGGTTGCCAAGATATGTAACATTTTTCTTAGTAGATTTCATGTGATAATGGCCACTAAACACTTTTTTAAATTTAGAAAAATGTTTAACGTCCATACCATTTGTCATAGTATGTCCAGGATGTGCTTCAAAACCATTAAGTTCCAAATGACCCATACAGATATCAGCAGAACTTTCAGTAACAGCTCGTAGAGATTCATCATAGTTCTCATCACATATCCAAGGTAACATGAGTATAGGAAGACCATCAAAGATAACTGTAGTAGGTTCTGTATAGGCAGTTATGTTTTCGTATTCACCAAGTAACTCAGTTGGAGCATTAACCTTTAAAGTGTTCTTGTAATAAATGTCATGATTACCTACAAGCATATGCATTTTAACATTCCTCTCTTTAAGAGGATCAAACCACATCTCCTTTGCTGCATCCAATGACATAAAATTAATAGATCGACGTTTATCAAACGTATCACCTAGATTAATAATAGTATCAATTTTATTTGCATCCACAAAAGGGATCACAACTTCACTATAAAACTTTCTGTAATGATCAATAAAATTCTGGTTGTCATTACGTACACCGAAGTGTTGATCTGTTATTAATAAGACTTTCATTAATTATCTTTTTAAATTCATTTCAACACGATTCTTAATTTGATTATAGTCTGCTCCACCTTCTCCATCAACTGTGAATACGTGATCGTAACCTGACTTCTCTAGAATTTTATCTTTAATATCCAACTGGCGTTTCTCTTTAGCAATACGGCGTAAGAATGCATAATAAACTATTTGTGTAAAATAAGCAAATGGGTTCTTAGACTTTGCTGGATTAAAATTATCGATATACTGTATACAATTTTCTATACCATCACAAACCATATCATCCTTATACATGTAGTTGATGAAGTTCGGTCTATACGACAAGTGCGTAGCAATCTTTAAAAAACAACTCCCAATATAATTTCCTACTCTAGGTTTACTTTTACTTTTCCAACTCTTTAAAGTTTGGAACTGCTCATCAGGATCCATGTCAGCAAGACCTTCAATCTCCTTTACGGCAGCATTATATACTCTTTCTTTGTACTTAATAATAGCAGCAAGAAACTCCTGGTTATCAACATAGTGTTGTTTTTGCTTTTTTATTTTTTTCATAGGTGTCTTGCTTTGTATATATTATATCAGGGCTTGACACGTTTGTCAATTTGATGTACACTAACCGTGTAAGGGTTCAGGGCAACAAACTAAGTCTTAAATAATTTTTCAAATAGATTTCGTGCCTCGTCAATTTTTCCTAGGTAACCCATATTGGGTTTGGGATCAATTTTTAAATTATCTTTTTTTGGTGGTTTACCTTTATTTTCACTTTGAACAAACGCTTCATACATGAATGTAATTTCTTTACTCATTGAAGAAACTGTTAAAACATCTTTTTCTCTTATGATATAAAAATCCTCATCAGAAAATTGCATCCATTTAGCAAACCCCACTCCCCGAACATTACGACCTTCATTATCTTTATTATTCATAACTACTGTTGAAACAGGATTCTGAACAAAGCAAAGTGTTTCTCCACTATCTTCTGTAAGCACTGCTTTACCTAGTACTTCTTCTCCACTGACGAGTTTAAAAACTCCGTAAAATTCTTCTTCGTGTTTTGCGTAACTAATCATCAGATTTTAATTTTACATCTATGAGTTCATAATTAAAATTCTCTTGCTTGTAGATTTTAAATCTCTCCATTAAATGATTCAATGTGTAATTATTCCCACGATCTGTAGAGATGTCATCTGCAATATCATATAGTGTTGCTACTGTTTTCCCCCTAGACTGTCGAAGTACCCTCCCGATAGACTGAAGGTTTCGGACTCTTGACTTGCTTGGGGAGGCGAATATAAGGTTATGCAACCTTTTAATGTTAACACCAGTACTAAAAGTCCCATAAGAGGCGACAATAATGCCATTGTTTTCAGGAGTTTCATTTTCAACTAACCTCCGAATTTCTTCACGATCATCAACATCAACTCCTCCATAAACTAAATGTACTGGTCTATCAGTGTAATTATTTATCATATCATACAAAGGGAGACCGTGCTTTTCCACGTAATTGAATAGCACCAGCGTGTTTCCCTTTAAGTCACATGCTAAATTGCGGATAAATTTATTACGATGTTCATGTTCACAAAGGTAATCCATTTCATCTTGATACCCTTCAAAAATCTTTTCTTCATGCTTTAACAAAAGAATCTTTACTTTAAGTTTGGACACGTACCCCTTCTTCATTAGATCAGATGTCTTAGTAACTTTTGAACATCTACCAAACACACCTTCCAATACTAATTGATTAGTATCCGATCCATCTAACGTACCAGTAAATCCATAACGATACTTACAACTATGCAACTTAGACATTAATCTAGTCAGTGATTTTGCTTTAAATAAATGAGCCTCATCACCAATCACAACATCAAACTTATCAAAAAACTTTCTTGGTTCCTTATATAAGGACTGCCAAGTTGATATAACTACATCATGGTCTGTATATTTTTCTTCACCAGCATAGATTTTATGACAGTGGTACTCAGTATTCCAACCGTACTCTGTAAAATCTTTATACATTTGTTCGACAAGAGACGTAGTTGGTACTATAATAAGTACATTCCGTTTAACATTTACATGAAACCGAACCAATGAATAGATCATTAGGCTTTTCCCGCTTGCAGTTGGCGACAATAGGAGTGCTCTGTTGTATCGTAGGCACTCGTATATTGCTGCGTACTGGTAGTCCCGAACCTTCAATCCCGAAGGAAGACCCAGTGCTTGAACAAATCCAACTACAGACTCAGGAGTTATTAAATCATTCTGATCCTTGGGATGTCCAAAGTATTGAGATTCCTCGAACTGATAATGATATCCCCTTCCCTTTGCCCAGTCAGTTAGATAATCTATTAAACCGCAATAAATCTCTCCAGTAGCAGGTGAGTATAACCGCACCTTACCGTCCCAACCTTTGTATCTCCTCGTTCTTTGCATGTATTTTGCAGAGGGGATTTCAAAGGTAAAAAATTCTGCTGCCTCCTTATGGAGATGAGGCTCCGCTTCAATTTTTAAATAAACTTCATTCTTCTTACGAATAAGGAGGTCCATAAAACCATGCTACAATTGATTTTCTAACTCCAGATGTGATAGGTCTTACCCTATGCCATTGATCACCTTGGAAAAAAATAGCAGACCAAGGTTTTAACTTAAAAGTTTTATACCTTGGATCTGCATCTGGTCTATATATCTCCAAATCAAACTCCCCTCCTTCATAGTCATCATTAAGGAAAAGAGACATACTAATCTTTCTAACCATTCCCCTGACAGGTTTTGGATGTTGATCCACATGCCAGTCATAAAAATCTCCCTCCCCATAGATACCAAATTGTACAGGTTCTATACCTGCAAGATTCAAGTTCCAATTAGCAGATCTATTAATCTGTTTAGACATACGCATAAGCATAGACAATAGATCCATATCTCTTACCCACGCTACTTCAGAACTTCTAGTTGATCTGTGACTGCTGTGTAATTCTCCTTTAGTAAATTTTAAATCTTGTGATATTGCTTTTCGTACTATGTTAATTGACTGAGTGTTGAAGGATACTTCCTTGTAAAAAAGTCCATAATTCATTATTAAAAACCACTTTGAAATTTCTTCCACTCAATAGCATTCTTAATATGATACGTGCGATTATTAATCATACGCAAAACGCCATCTAAAAAGAAGATCACTTGGTCTATGTATTCAATCTTGTACTTGAGTTTTCCAATATCCTCATCTGCTTCAATAAACATCGAGATCTCTTCCTTAGTGGTAAGTTTAAGATCAAATGGCATTTCCTTATAAACAGAAGATGGTGCCTTACCTTTGTAGTACAACCACTTCTCTTTAATGAGACGTTTCATTTCAATATCCCTTTCTTTTTTCATAAGAGAATATTGATTATGGAACTCCATATACTTCATATGAAGTTGAGGAATTGCCAAGGAATCATTATCATGTAAATCCTCATCTAATTTAGAATCAGATTTCCACATGTCTTGCAATGTTTCTAAATTCATAATATAGAAAAAATCAATAGGTTATCTTCTTACTTGTGAGTTTGTATTTCTGATTTCGTATAGTGTATATCTAAATGTTGTTGTTGCAGTAAAGTAATCATTATCACCACCAGTAACATCGAATGGTAATGATGATAAACTTACAGGAAACATATCCTTAAATACAACATCAAAATTTGCAATGTTATTGTTGTTTAATACTTGTAGTGTAGCATCTGAAAATCTAGGATCTTCTGAAGGACTATCCGCATATTTGTTTAACCATACTCGCCTTTCTTTAAACTCTTGAGGAGTTCCCAATGCTCGCATCCAGTTATGGATCTGCATATAATTTCTTAAATCTTCATCAACAATAAACTCCATAGAAAATTCACTATAACGCATGTTCCCTTCAACTGGGATAGGAACTAAACCCCTAGTTGGAATCTCAACTTGTCCTAGTTCTACAGTAGGAATTTCTGCTTTTTGACACAAGAAAGATACCTTTCTAGCTTTATCCAAAAGGAATAAAAATCCTATCGGAGAAAGAAAGTTTCTATTTGTTAATTGGTCTGAGTACCAGTTTGCCATTAGACTATTCTTGTTCCATTAATATTTATGCACCCAATAAAAAAGGACTCCGAAGAGTCCTCTTAATTACCTTTTATTTTTTAAATGAGAATCTCTTTACAGATTCGCTTACAACTGGGTTGGTCTGTCTCGCATTCTATTAGACATTCATAATAATCATCTAATAGTTTGTCTTGATAAGACGTGTGATGATTCCATTCTGCCATGTTGTTTTGCGATAAGACGTTATGCATACTTGTTCTCCTTGTTAACTTTACTCATGATGTATAGAAGTTTCAGTGCATCTGGTTGTTCCTCTTGTGTGTGTAGGTTTCCCTGACTGATATTATTTAGTCAGAAGATCCACACAAAGGGAGTTGTTTTAACAAAAATAAATGCCTACTAAAAAGAGACCCCTTAGGGTCTCTTTAAAGTTATGTGTTAATAACACCAAATTACATGATGTTAGCAACTTGTGTACGTCTGTAGTACTTGTTAGCATTCGCTGTAAGAGCACCAGAACCTTGGGTAAGACCACCTGAGAATGGGTTTGAAACCATACCGTAACGAGTCTTAAATCCAATTTTTGGTTGGAAGGTGTCAGGATTAATCGCTCTGACTTGCTGCAATGGCACGTAAGGGCAATAGAATAATCCAGCATCATAAGGTGAAGTACCTTTGTATCCAGCAACGTAGAAGTGCTTATCAGCAACGTTAGCAGAATAAGGATCAACGTAGACCTTAATCTTACCGTTAAGAGTACCAACTAGAGTAGAAGAAGTATCGTCTACACTTGTTAATGCGTTGTTACCATTAAGAGCAGGAGAGTAGTCAAGAACTCCAGCCATTCCTAGAGCAGAAGCAACGTCTGCAGAGCAGATCAAAATGTTGCCCTTCCCTCTACGAGTTTGCTGACCGATAGCGTTAGCATCTCTTTCAATCTGGAAAAGAAGTCCTTTGAATTTCTCAACTGACCACCTACCATTTGAGTCAACGTCAAGGTCGAAGATACCAGCAGTAGCAGTATTGTTTTGAGCACCAGCAACAGCGTTTGTGTAGATAGTTCTAACAACTTCTCTGTTGATTTCAGCAAGGATCTCTGTTGAGAGAATGTTGCTTAGCTCTTGCTCGGCATCAAGACCATGAATTGCTTTCAAGTCCTGAGCAAGCTCAATGCTGTACTCAGCTTTTAGAGCACGTGCTCTGGCTGTTACAGTTACCTTCTCGATGGCGAATCCCATTTCACGGAATTCGTTGTTCGCTGATGAATCATCTAGTGCTTCAACCGTAGCGGTTGTCATACCAGTAGCATCACCTGTAGTTTCATATGTTCCAGCAGGGGAATCATTAAGAAGTCCAGGGTTAGCACCTTCAGCGTCGTTAACACCAGAAGAAGAAGCAGTAGGATCGTAGTTTGATAATCCTGTGCCCTTTCCACCAGAGAAACCAGCGTTAGGCTCGTTGAACATTGCTTCTCTGAAGTCACTGTTCGCAGGTCTACGCTCTGAACCGTAGTTAGTTCTCATCGCAAAGATAAGTCCAGTAGGACCAGTCATTGGCTGAACGCCAGCGATATCATATGCAATTAGTTGTGGCATTGAACGTCTAATTAGACTGATCAATACTGGGTCAAAACCTGCAACACCGCCAGTAGCTGTGTTTGCATTGGTATAACCTG